GAGGTGGGGATTTCCCGACAATATATTATCTAAATATAAATTATTACTCTTACTATTAACTCTATTCTCTTTCTCTTTCTCTGTTGGACACAAGTTGGAATTTGTCCAACTATTTTGGACAAATTCCAATCTTGCCACATTTGGGGCTTGTTTTCGCTGTTCACGTTTATATTTAGACCAGTTTGTTTCACTCTCAACCATGGCTTTTGCTTGCGATAATGTAGCATGGCCATCATCATCAATCTGAATCAGTCCACATCTTGTAAAATATGCAACTGTCATATTTATATCATCTTCAGAAACATCCAGTTTTAAAGCTAATTCCTGTACCAAACTATCAAAATATCCTTCATAGTACAAAATGCAGTCATCTTCTAAACTTTCCAACATAAGACGGATATAAATCACTGTCATAGTGTAACCACCAGGCATATTTTTAAGTCGCTTAATAAAAAGGTTATCAAAAAACTTCTTATCAACTTTTAACCAAAAATATATTTTAGTCTTTGCCATCATCTACCCCCAAAAACTTTAAAACATCTGAGATTTTATAATACGCTTTTCTAGTATCTTCAATAGGAGGTATATACTGCGGTAGTCCTGCACCTTCCCATTTTGTCAAGGTTTTATCTCCTATGCCCAGTTCTTCCTTTAGTTCCACCTTGCTGATTAAATCTAATCTTTTTTGAGGTGCTTTCTCATGGCTTTTTAAATATCGTTCCACTGCTTCCAAAATCTTAGACTTTAAATCTTCAATCATTTTTTCAAACATCTTAGTACCCCCATGGCTTAACCCCTGCAAGCTGAATATATCGCCCATAATCAGGGCTTAAATCCTCGCTAGTTGTTTCTATCGTCTGTGTACTTTCTCGCTCGATTTGGGCGCTTTTTTTGCGGTCTCGATGGTTCAGGTAAATGAGAAAGCCAATCAAAATCACGGTAAAAATAAACGCCTGTGTATTGCTTAAATCTAGTTCATTCATGCTATGCCCTCGCTTTGTAATTCTGGATATAATTTACTTGATAGCTTCGCTCCATCTTCAGAAAGTCGTACACCTCTTCTGGAGTTACTTTATCATCTAAAAAGTCAATGATGAACTGAAAGAGTTTCGGATTTCTATCCTTGATTTTAGTCATTAGCTTATCAAATTCTGATCGTGTCATGTTATCTAGGTCTAGAGTCATATTTTTCTCCATTAGCCTTTCCTTGTCCTTTTTCTTGCCTGTTTTCTATATGGTATGCTTCACCACTCCAAACGCTGGGCGTTTGCCCCAAGTTGACGAACGCTTGTAGTGATGTTTCGTAGGTAATCATCCACATTTTCGCTAAACAAGTGCTTAGAGTCGCCGTGTCAGCACTTGATTTCAAAACCTTTTCTAATTGCTTGCCTGCTCTTCGGTTTTTCTTTATGTATTTGATAGAATAGATATTTTTTGCTATAATCAAAGCATAGAAAAATTTTCTATACTCTGAATTGTGTCGCTTGCTCGCCTCGTCTAAAATTTGAGCAAGTGATTTTTTTATTTTCTTTTTGCATGATTACTACCCGACTGTGGTTTATAAATCAAATCTTTACTATCGATAAGATCTAGAATCCAGCTGAATCCCTGCTTCACCATTTCAAGAAATGCGCCCAGGTCTTCACTGTCCAAGTTCTCGTAGTTCATACAAAGATATTCGGCTAGTTGTCTGTCTTTCTCAACTAGCTTTTTAAAATCCTTGGAATACTTAGGAATTTCTACCCCTTTGGCATTTGTAACTGTCTTAAATTCATTTTCCATTTTCTATACTCCTATACTTTAAAAATTAATTCCTTAATTTCTGAATATCCCCTATTCAAGTTAATCATCGCTATTGCCATACCTTCCAAACGCTGATAGTTTGTCAGTTCCGCGCTTGTTAAACTGTCAATACCGTTTTCACTTTCTCGCTCTTGCATGAGTTGGGACTTGTTTTTCCCTGTCACTCCCTTTAGTAGTAAGTTTGTAAGTGTACTATAGGCATGCTTGGGCGCTTTCTCCCATGTTTGAATAGCTTCAGTTAAGCTTTTACGCTTTGGTTTTTCCAGTTCTCTTTGAAGGTAGCGTTTAGAAAGTTCATCACGCATTTCAAAGAAGGCTTTGACAAGATTGGTTTTGAAGTTGGCCACTTGCTCAGTATTTTTTAAGAATGTAACTAACAAGGTCGCTTGTTGCTCATTCAAAATATAATCCTTAGTATTCTGGCCACTTTCCATAGCTTGGATTTTAAATCCAACCTTTCCGAACCGTTCAAACCTTACTTGATGTTTGCGGATTGTCTTGGTTATTGTGTGATGTTGCAATCCAGTGCATTCTGCTACGATACTGCTCAGTGTATACGGCTCTTTCTTGCCGTCCATATAAACCAATTCCATTGGTTAGCTCCTTTCTTATTTTTGTCAATGCTTGCCACCTAAAACAGTACCAAAGTAAATCATTGAGGTAGGGAAAATTTAGGAGAGAATAAACCCCTACAAACCCTTGATACTGCCATAGGTAGCAAGCAGAATATTTCTAGATTCTGTCTTAGGCTCCTTTCTAATAATCTTCAGCAAGCCACTCACTAACTGATTGATAGATTCGTCTTGGGGCGTCATAATCACCCTGTTCCACTTGACGTAAGGTAGCATAAGTTGTCCCTAGTTTTTGTGCTAGTTCTTTCATCGTAATACGATTAACTGCACGCTTAACTCTGACCCGTTCTGCCATGCTCTCAGTTATAAGCATTTAAACACCTCCTTTTTTAAAATTTTTGAACCAGATGTGAAAAGTAGTAGATAGATGAAGTTTATCTGGTTAAATCACAATGTATAGTTTTCTATACTTTTTCTTGCTACGATTACATTCTAGTATAACTTTCTTTACTTGTCAAGAGAAAAAATCAAATTTAGTTATAATTTTTCTATACTTATCTTAAAAATAGTGATAGAATAGAGAGGAAAGGTAGTGTAAAAATGAATAGATTGAAAGAATTACGGCAAGGGAAAAAACTGACTCAACAGGAACTTGCTCAAGAAATCGGAGTATCCAAACTCACAATTTTAAACTGGGAAAAAGGCGAACACCAAATAAAATCAGACAAAGCCCAACAACTAGCTGATTTCTTTGAAGTACCAGTTGGATATCTTTTGGGGTATGATGATTATAAAACTATTCAAAATGATGCATTTGATAGCTATAGAAATATGGTAAAATTATTACTCACCAACCCAGATTTTAAAAATATAATTTCAGAATATGATGAAACTAATCGAAAAAACGGTAAGAGGGATTTATCCCTTTTTGTAAAAGCTGAAAGCCTTCCCGTAATCGAACAAGATATTAAGGATCTTATTCTTGAAGAGTGGAAAAAAACTCAACCCGAAGATAATTATGAAGAAATCGATGGGACTCTTTCTGATAATATTTCAAGAATCTATATAGCTCTTGGACAATTGCCAATACTTTTTCAAGATTTTTTCGGTTCTTTTCTAACCCTTTCAAAATCTGATAAAAAAATCGTTATGCAACTAGTAAATAGTCTATACGAAAAAAATAAAGATATAGGTATCATAAAAGACTATACTGATAAAAAATAATTTGGAATTTACTTAGAATTATCTGATAAAAAGCTAAAAAGGAGTAACCCCCATGGGATTTTTTGACACTGTTAAACAAGAAGGTAGTTTTTCTACCGCATCTGGAGTAAATGGACTACACTACGTTGTCCTTCAGGTAACTTTGAAAGAAAAGTTTTTCGGCACTGGATCAGGAAACCTTACAGAATTAGAAGATGTTATCAATAAACAAGCTTCCAAAGGTTATCGCCTGCATACCATCACAACTGCCAATGGTGGAAGCAAAGGACTAGGCGGTGGAGACCGTATTCAAGCCACAATGGTATTTGAGAAAATTCTATAATCCCCCATCTTTTATCAGAAAAACATCAGCATATAGGAGACTACTTATGAAAAAATTACTAAGCACATCAGCTGTTTTACTTTCTGCTACTGTCCTAGTGGCTTGCTCTAACAATCAATCAACTACTAAAGATAGCTCGGAGCAACCAAAAACGGAGCAAAAAAACACTACTTCAACAAACGTTAAAACCAAAGTAGATAACAGTAAATACGACAATCTAATTTCTGAAATCAAATCAAAATTAGATCCTGAATCAACTGGAGCAATAAGCGTTAAAATTCAAAATAACGTAATCGATTCAGATTCATCCGAACCGCATGATACAATCATGATTTTGCTAACTGGAACGGCTAAAGATAGCGCAAAAGAGACTATGGACGCAATCAATTCAAATTCTGCTACAACTAATCAGCAAAATGCAATTACTGTATTTCGGATGTCTATATCTGAGTTTGCTAAAAAATTACCAGACGACAATACTACTCTTTCCCTTGGGTATGAAAAATCTGCTGATCAATACGACTTAATCGCAAAATCTTCAAAACAAAAAGATTTTATCCCTGTTGGCGAAATCATCGTAAATTAAAAACTCCCCCATATTCGCCAATAGAACCCCTATTTCTAAGGTCTATTGTGCAAAAATTGGGGAAATTGAAGAATAGAAAGCCGATTTTACAGACTAAAGCGCAAAAAACTGCAAAATTGACAAATAGAGATGACTAATATCTTCTAAACCATCGGCGAAGTCGTGGGCATATATAGAGAGAATTAAAATGAACAAAGAAAATCCATATTTTGAACAAACCAAACAAAACTACATAGAAGTTGAAAAACTCTATAAACTTGGTAAAGCAAAGCATACATCTTCTAAATACAGATTTCTTGCACTAGCAGTTAAAAGACAATCTGAACAATTCTTATTTGAAGCCAAGACTCAAAAAAGAAAATATTGGAAATTCAGTCGTGGTTCTCTGGTATTCGTAGAGTTCGGTGTAAATATAGGCGGAGAATTATCAAATAATCATTGGGCTATTGTCTTAGACAAAGTAGATAGTCCCTATAAAAAAACACTTACAGTAATTCCTCTAACATCTAAAAATCAAATAGATACTGTACTCATAGACGAAGTCATTGCGGAATATCCTTCTATTTTGCTTGATGAATATATTGAAAAATTACACAAAGATTTATTTGCCTACCTAAAATATTTAGATTCCAATAATGCAATTACTGAAGCTGCCTTATCGGATGTCTACCAAGCTTATACAGAACAATTTTCAAACGAAATAATTCAACCTAAGATAATAGACGATGATAACCTTAAACGGACACAATCAGAAATAAATGACGTTATTGAATTAACTCAATACTACAAAAAATACATTAAGCGTTCTTATGCCAAGTGTAATAACCTTCAAACAATCAGCAAAGATAGAATTTTAAAGAAAAATAGATTAGATCCAATCGGAAAAATGAAAGTATCTGATAACACATTGGACAAAATTAACGAAAAGTTAAAAGAATTATACCTTTTCTAATCTCTTGACATTTTTTAATAATTATATTACAATACAGCTATTAGGAGTTTAGCTCCATAAAGTTTACATTTGGATTTTAGATCCATAACGTGATAGTAGCCGTATTTGATACGGCTACTTTTCTTTTTATATTCTAGTAAACATAACTTAAAATAAAAAACTCCCCCATATTCGCCTTGTTTTCTATTCTGGTACAATTTACCGTCCGACTGCTTAAAATCGAAAATAGGGGCATTCTCGTAGCTCCTCGCATGGTATAAACTCAAAACCTTTTCTAATTGCTTGCCTGCTGATGGAAAAAGGAGTTAAAACCATGAAAATTACACAACACACGAAAAAAGACGGATCAGCAGTCTACCGCTCCAGTATCTATCTTGGCATTGATTCTGTGACTGGTAAGAAGGTTAAGACTACCATATCAGCACGAACAAAGAAAGAACTCAGAAACAAGGCCACCCAGGCTAAGGTAGAATTTGAGAAAAACGGCTCGACACGGAAACAACGCTCACATATAACAACCTATCGTGAACTTGTAGACTTGTTTTGGCAAACCTATCAGCATACCATAAAGACTAATACGCAAATAAAGATAAAAGGCTGCTTAAATAACTACCTCTTACCCTCATTTGGTACTTACAAACTAGATAAACTTACACCTATCATTATCCAAACTCAGGTAAACAAATGGGCGGATGAGTACAATCAGGACGGAACGGGGTATAAAGAATACAATCATCTTCATGCCTTAAATAAACGTATTCTACAGTATGGACTTTCTATTCAAGCATTAGACAATAACCCCGCTCGTGATATTGTCATTCCTAGAAAGATAACCAGAGATAAACAAGAAATTAAATACTTTCAAGATCAGGAACTTAAAAACTTCCTCTCCTATCTCGATAACCTAGAAAATACCTTTATCAATTTTTATGATACCGTGCTTTATAAGACACTCCTAGCTACTGGACTGCGCATCCGTGAATGTCTGGCCCTGGAATGGTCTGATATTGACCTGCAGAGCGGAACGATTGATATTAACAAGACACTCAACATTTTAAACCAGGTAAACAGTCCTAAGACAAAATCAAGCTATAGAGTTTTAGATATCGATCATAAAACAGTGCTCATGCTTCGTCTCTACCGAGCAAGACAAGCGGAAAACGGTAGAAACATTGGCTTAACCTATGAGAAAGTGTTCTCTGATAGCTTTGACAACTATGTCAATACTCGAAAGGTTGATTATCGCCTACATAAGCACTTAAAAAACGCTAACTGTACTGATTTAGGCTTTCATGCTTTCCGACACACTCACGCTAGTATCTTGCTTAATGCTGGCCTGCCATACAAGGAAATACAGACACGGCTTGGCCATGCAAAAATATCTGTAACTATGGACACTTACAGCCATTTATCAAAAGAGAACCAAAAAAGAGCAGTCTCATTCTTTGAAACTGCCCTCGAAAAAATAAAAAGTTCTTAAAAAAGTCCACAAAATAAAAAAAGCGACACATAAAACCCTTATGTATCAACGATTATAGAATGATTTCGGTATAATTGACTATACTATCATTTAACACTCTATAAGTCAAATTTTTAGAGCTCAGCCCTTGAAAATACTGACTTTCTTTAAAAATATTTAGGCATTAAATCGCCTTAGTTTTTCTTGAAAGTTCCTAAAAAAGTCCACAAAAAAGAGCCCTAAAAGGGCGTAATATTGACGAGTTCAGCAGGCAAGAAACTAGCACGGTCAAACGTGCTTTTTTTATTACCTGCTAATATTATAGCATATCCTCTCAAACTTATATATAACCCGAATCCCGCAAAAGAAAAAGATAAAAGCATAGAGGATAGGGCGAAAGCCTCTCGCACTTTTATTTTATCAAATAGCAATATGAGAAGCAAGGATAAAAAGCCCTCAGAAATAAATCTAAGGACTTAAATAACGATGTGTTGGTTCGCTCACTTAATTAGTATACTTAATACTATTCAATTATAGTTTACTTTGAAATGTTCTTAATCCTTTCTGTAAATTTTTGAATCGCATTCAGTTCTGCAGGTCTTAAATGAGGGTACGCCTTAGTCCTCCCCCCATTTCGTTTAATATGTCCAAATTCAAGTAAATGAGTAAGAGATCCGTATTTAAAACTATATACGACCCAAACTCCATTTCTCACTCTTTTCTTACGCCATCCTTTTGAATATTTACCTGTTCTTTTAGGGCTAGTTTCCTTTAATTCTTTAACTGTTTCTTTAGCGACTTGCTCCGCAATTTTATCAACTTCTTCATTAACCTCTTCGCAATATTCTGCTAAAATATTTGCTAATTGTGCTGCTAAATCCATTTTCTAAAAACTCCTTCTATTTTTTTAAAATATCAACTTTTTACCCCCTTTTTGGTTGACAGCTTCCGACTTGGAAAAAGTTACCGCTCCCGGTACCTAAAATCAACGAAAATGCTTTACAAAGTGGGGGGGAGTGTCAATATCCTTTCAATTCTATAAATCTTTTAGCGATTACCTTTCTACGGCTATTTATATAACGAGTAGTTTTATTTAGTTTCTCTGCCACGTCTTCCCAAGTCGCACCAGCTTCTAAATATCTCATTTTAAAAATTACTAGATCACTTTCAATTAAGTTTTCCATCAAGGTATCTACAACTAGTTTGAAACCTTCTAAATATCTTAGTGTTTGGTCTTCTTCAATTCTAATGATTGTCGCTTCAGTAGGACTAGATACTGTCTTGCCTTTCCTACCAGTATAATCTTCAGTGCTATGTTTCTTATTATGTATCAGTTCCTGTCTTCTCAAATAAATTTTATTAGCAAGCGTTCTATATCGTCCTAACTCAATATCTATCCCGTCCAGGTCCCTGTTACTCAACTCGTACATAGGCAAGTACCTCCACTTAAATTTAAAAATTTTTTTATCTTTCAATTTGTCAAATTGTAAATTCTGTCAAACTGACAAAAAGCGCTAAAAGCCTTCCAACACTCCACTTACCAGGTATCATTGTTTTAAGTTTGACAACTCTTCAGTATGACAAGTTCAAGGGAAATTTCTTTAATTTATCCCCTCAGTTTCTCATATCTTACATTCTGTGAAACTCACTCCATTCTGTAAACCCCTGATATACCTTGCTTTCAAGCTATTACTTCTTTTCAGTTTATGCTTACTTTGTTATGTGAAACTTAGTAAAGCACAAAAGTAGGACTAGCGATATCTCTTCTGTTTCAGCCATATATCACTAGCCTTACTTAATTTGTTCCCTATTTTTCTAAATACTCTTTAATGTCCCGATATTCCTTAGAAAAATCCATCCACCCGCTAATATCAGGGTTTAAGAATGGTAGGACAGTAAGCGGACTTACTTCCGTTCGATATAGCGATAGAGAATGTTTCTGACTTATTTCCCTGACTACACCTGTATGGATTTCTTCTACATCCTTCTTTAGTTCTTGAATTTCATCATATGCGTCCAGAATTCGTCTAAGTTTCTTTCGGTATTGTTTATAGATCTTCTTAGTTTCCATCCGTTGCTTAGTTTCTTTAAAAATGTATTCAAAGATGACTGCTTTAGCTTCTGAAAAATCACTATTATATTTTTCCTGAAGAGAATTAATAGCTTTTTCCATCTTTTCAAGATGTTCCAAAGACTCTAAGTTGTTAGATAAAAAATTATCTATATTCTCAAATGAAACTGTTTGATTGCCTAAAAGGCTTTTTCTTTTTTCGCTTAACTGTTCTCGTGCTGAATTAATCTTACTTTTTTTATTATCTAGATCATCCAGTGTTTCAAATACTTGATTAATATCCATTTCTTTCTCCTAGTTCCATTGAATAAGATAACCACAATCTTCTTCAATTTTTTTTACATCAAATCGGGTATGTAAAATCAACCTTTTCCCGAAATAGTCATTCGCATTCGCCCAGCTAAGTGTATCTTTCTTGCGATCAAACAAAGTAACAAAGTTTTCTAGATCTCCGATAAAACCTTTTTTGTCGCCTTTATTCCCTAATGTTGTATCATCTACAATTAAAAAGTTATCTACAAAGAATGTTTCACTTGTCCCTGTCTCTTTATCAACTTTAAGAAGATAATTTCCTGAAGTGTCTTTCATTTTTTCTAAGACACTAAATAGTGATTGACTAACAACTATAGATACATTTCGCTCTGGATTGATTGAAGAAACAATAGATTTCAAGTCGTCGATACTTGTAGCAGTCTGCACTTTCGCAGTTTGGAGAATTTTCCCAATCTCTCTATTTCGTGTTCTACGTTTTAATTTAATAATCTTCTTACCAAGAAAATCCGTTAAATTATATTGGCCATCATCTAATTGTTCCTGTGAAAAATCAAGTTTTCCACTGAATAATTTAACTAAGTAATCAACGCTGATAGTTTCCTTTTTATCTGCTTCTGTTCTCTCAACCGAATTTTCGCTAACTTCTTGTAATGAATCAGATTCAAAGTCAGTTACTTCATACTTCCCACCACGGGTACGAGTCTCAATAACATTTACTAGATCAACCAGTTCTTTACGTTGATGTTCATTTTCGTAACTATCAAGGATTGGTTTTTCAATGAGTACATGATTATTTTCTACGTTCATCCCTCTAGTGTTATAACCCGTACTTCGGATATAAGCTTCTAGATTTTCTTTTTGTTTAGCTAAGTTATTTGTCATTTTTTTGCTCCTTCATCTTTTAATATCTGATTTTTGTTTGTAATTTTTTCTAAAATTCTTTGCTCTTAGCTTTTCCTTTATAATTCTCCGAGCCTTTAGAATCATTTTTTCTAGATTTTGATTTGTCTTGTTTGTTAGCATATTTTTCTAGTATTTCTTGTTTCCGTTGTTCTAAGCTATTATCTTCTTTTTTACACTGAGAAAATATTTTCTGTCTTTTATCTGGATCCATAGAAAACTTATTGGCTACTATATATCCTAAAGAAGTATCTCTTGCCATAATACTCACCCCCTTTCTATGCAAACAAAAAGGGCATACCACTAGCATCATATGCTTACGGTATGCCCCTGAGTTGTTCTCAATAGACTTATTTTTTAGTTTCTTTTTTGACTAGATGAGTAAATTTCCCATCTGAGTAGACTAAAGTTATCTCTCCAAATCTTGGAACTTTTTCTATCTCTATTATACCACATTTTTCGTAGACAATAAAGCCTTTTTCTGTTGAAAATTTCATTTCATCCATATCTATTAACCTTTCTCTCCCCTCACTGTGTTAATCGTATATCGCTTATCTTTGATTGTGAAAGCCTTAAAAGTGTTCCCCTCTAAACCTTTCAAAATTCTACTTGAGTTTCTAGCATTGTAGACCGTTCGCAATTCACTGCTATCTAGGTTCGTGTTGAAAATCGTAGTTTCTCGATTATTGATAATATCAAACAAGAAATCTTGTTCCCAGTCACTCTTAGGAGTGATTGTTCCATTTTTTGCCCCAAGGTCATCGATGATTAGGAAATCAACATCAACAAGCTTTTTAACTGCCTCATACTCTGTTAAGTTTGCATTTCTTCCATATGCCCATCCTTCTTTTATCTGCTTGATAATCTCGGTTAGGCTGACAAACAAAACACTCTTAGACTCGTTCTTCTCCCTGAAACTTTCATTGATTTCTTTAGCAAGTGCAAGAGATAAATGACTTTTCCCTATTCCTGTGCTACCACTGATTAAAGTATTCCCCGTCATACCTGCAAGGTACTTCTGGGCTTGACCTTTTACAAAATCTAACATCTGACGCTCCTCTGTCGTCTTAACAAGGAAATTATCAAATGTCGCTCCTTTTAACTCTTTAGGAATTGTACTATCACGCATTAAGACATCATAAGTTTTAAAGTAAGCCTGGCTGTCCTCAAACTGCTGTAACAAGTCTTGCTCTTTTTGTTTAATCTCTCCCTTCACACACTCCGGGCAAAATGCTTGTACTTTTCTTTCTGAACTCCCTAACACTGGTACAGAAATTTCCCAGTAATTTACCTGGTGAATATCGCAAACTTTATCCGATATTTTTCTGTTATTAAATTCTTTAAATTGTTCCTTCATCTGTACAACTCCTAAAATGGTAGATCTGGGAAGTTATCTTCAGATTTCCCTCTTATTGTTTTAGGCTTTTGATTCAAATAACCGTCAAACTTAGATCCAAAAAGTGTTTCTGGTCTCAGATACTTAGAAAATTCAGGACTATCCTTCCATTCTGCTGTTTTAATATCTATCACCTGTTTAAAATCTTCAAGTGTATAGCCTTCTTTGAATCGTGCTAGTAAAAGCCTTTTTGTCTTATCAACAAACTTATACCTCTTATTAGCTACTTGATTCAAATAAGCAATAGGGATCCAAAGTTCTTTATGTTTTGTTTTCTCTAAATCTTTTCTAGCGTTTTCTTCAAGCCAAGTAGGAAAAGTGAAGTCGGGATTTCCCGACAATATATTATCTAAATATAAATTATTACTCTTACTATTAACTCTATTCTCTTTCTCT